ATGAAGAAGAACGTCAATTGTTAGAGCAAAATATACAGCAGTCTATCACGGCAAAAGCAATTGAGCTTGATGATGCTATTGATATTAGAAGCATTAGAAACATTACTCTCGCAAATACACTACTTAAAATCCGTAAGTCTAGAAAACAGAAATCGGATATGGAGCAGCAGAGAATGAATATTGAAATGCAAACGCAATCTAATATCAAGTCTACTCAAGCTGCATCTCAAACAAGAATGCAAGAAGAGCAGATGAAGAATCAGTCTTCTGGTCAGATGGAGCAGATGCGTACTCAATTGCGTATGCAAGAGATGGATAAGAAAGCGCAGATTGACAAAGAGTTACTAGAACTCAAGTACATGTATGAGCTTAAACTCAAAGAGCTTGAGGCAGGTACATTACGTGAGCGTGATTTAGAGAAAGAGGATAGAAAAGATTTCCGCACTGAAAAACAAGCTACTCAGCAAAGTCAATTGATTGAGCAGCGTAAGAGAGAGAGTGGTCCTCGTAATTTTGAGAGACCAAAGCCAATGCGTGATGCTATGCCGATGAGTGTGAACAACCCGATGGCGCAACAGCCTATGCCTCAGGAGATTATGCAGCAACCACCACAACAACAAATGGGAATGGGAATGCCGCAGGAACAACCTCAGCAACAACCAAACCCACTTGAAATGCTCGGTAGAATGGGCGGAAATATGCAAGGGTAATTTTGCATAACTTTGTATAAATTAAATTAAATTAAATATGGAAGATGCACAAAACCAACCCGTTGAGGTTGATTTTAAAGTCAATCTTTCTGAACCTCCGCAACAAGAAGAGGAGAAGAAAGAAGAAGTTGTAGGTGAATCTACTACTGAAGAGACACAAGAATCAACAGAGGAGACAGTAGTTGAATCTGATGAAAATAAGCCAGAGCAACCTGCTGAGGAAACAAAGGAGGAGGTTAAGGCTGAACCATCTAGGGAAGAAATCTTTAATGAGTTGTTGCAAGACAAGTACAAGATTAAAGCTGAAGACCTAGAAAACGTTCTTACCAAGTCAGAAAAGCAAGAGCTTCCCGAGGAAATCGAGAAGTATCTTGAATATCGTAAAGAGACTAACCGTGGGCTAGAAGATTTTATGCGTCTTCAGCAAGACTACGATAATGTAGACGATGGCGCTTTAATACGTGAGTATTATCGTCAAACAAAGAACGGATTAGACGATAACGATATTGAGTCATTAATAGATGTGAAGTTTGGATACGACGAGGGAGCTGATGAGCTAACCGTTAAAACTAAGCGTCTAGAGATGAAAGAAGAATTGTATAAAGCAAAGCAGTTCTTCCAGGAGCAGAAGGGTAAATATGCGACTAAGCTTGAGTCAAGCAATGAGTCGGTTCCCGAAAGCGCCAAGGAAGCTGTTGAGTTTTATCAATTATATAAGAAGCAGCAAGAAGAGCAATCTAAGCGAAGCGAATCTGTGCGTCAGACTTTTGAGGAGAAAACAAGCAAACTCTTCAACGATGAGTTCAAAGGTTTTGAATTTAAAATCGGTGATGAGAAAGTAGTATTCAAACCAAAAGACGTTAATGAGGTGCGTAAGTCACAAAGTGATTTGTCTAATTTCATTAACAGACATACAGATGAAAACGGAGTTTTGATAGATGCTGAAAAGTATCACACAGCTCTATCTATGGCTATGAACCCTGAAGCGTATGCTAAGTTCTTTTATGAGCAAGGTCGCGCAAGTGCAATTGACAATGTTGTTGGGCAGGGCAAAAACATAGATATGGATGTGCGTTCCAATGTTGTTTCTGAAAAGCCAGGTACTAAATTTAGAATTGTCGAAGACAGCGCTCCATTTGTATCTGGATTGAAAATAAAGAAACGATAATGTCCTAAAAAAAATTAAAAATGGCACAAACTATCACTTTTGGAGGTAACGGAACAGTAGGCGGTTCAACTAGCCTAACTCCTGCACCAGAAAAAATCTTGGCAAATGAAAACTATTTGTCAAACGCAAATTACACTTTCGCACAACAGTACCTACCGGACTTGTACGAAAAAGAATTCGAACGCTACGGAAACCGCTCTATTGCGTCTTTCTTGCGTATGGTTAGCGCAGAGCTTCCAACTAGCTCTGACTTGATTAAGTGGAGCGAACAAGGACGTTTGCACATCACTGCTTCTGGAGCTATTGGTTCTACAACTAACACTATCGATGTGACTGGTCACAACTTCCGTGATGGTCAGACTGTAGTTGTTATTGGTGCTGCTGGTGAGGAGATGAAGTGTTACATCACTGATGCTTCTGCTGCTAACTCAATCACTGTAGCTCCTTACGCTGAAGCTTCTTTGACTACTAGCGTATTCACAGCTGCCGACCCAGTTCGTTTGTTTGTATACGGTTCTGAGTTCAAGAAAGGAACTAGCGGTATGTCTGGTTCTTACGAAGCTGACTTCGAGAGCAAAGAGAACAACCCAATCATCATCAAAGACAAGTACGAAGTATCTGGTTCTGAGATGGCTCACGTAGGATGGGTTGAAGTTACTACTGAGAATGGCGCAAGCGGTTACTTGTGGTACTTGAAGTCTGAGCACGAAACACGTCTACGTTTCGAAGACTACTTGGAAATGTCAATGATTGAAGGCGAGCCAGCTGTAAATCTTTCTGGAGCTGCAGGTGCAGGCTTGAAAGGTACAAAAGGTATGTTCTATGAAATCGAGAACAACGGTAACACTACTTCTGGTGTGATTACTGACCGTGACGATTTGGAAGCATTCGCTAAAGTACTTGACAAAGAAGGTGCTATTCAAGAGAACGTATTGTTCGTAAACCGTGCAACTGGATTTGACATCGACCGTGTGTTGGCTGCTCAAAACAGCAGTGGTCAGTCTACAGCTTCTTACGGTTTGTTCGACAATGACGAAGACATGGCATTGAACCTTGGCTTCTCTGGTTTCCGCATTGGTTACGACTTCTACAAGTCTGACTGGAAATACTTGAACGACGCAACTACTCGTGGTGGAGCTACTAGCAAAATCGACGGTGTATTGGTTCCTGCAGGTACAACTACTGTATACGACCAAGTATTGGGTCAGAACGCTAAGCGTCCTTTCCTACACGTTCGTTACCGTCAGTCTGCTATGGAAGACCGTAAGTACAAGTCTTGGGTTGTTGGTTCAGCTGGTGGCGCGTCTACTACTGATAAAGACAACATGGAAGTACACTTCCTCTCTGAGCGCGCATTGTGTGTGATGGGAGCTAACAACTTTATGTTGTTGAAATAATATATATGCCCCCGTTTTCGGACGGGGGCTATATTTTTAATCTAATCTAATTATAATATAATGGCTACAAAAAAAATCAATGATTTTGGGTATGACTCTGTTTTGCCCGATTTTACTCAGAAGAAAAGAATCTTCATTCTGAAGAGCAATAAAAATCCCCTACGATACGCAATTCAAACGAAGCACGCGAATCGCAAACCACTAACATTCTTTGACGGCAGATTGAATAGAGCATTACGCTATGCATCTAATCAGATTAGTCCTTTTATGGACGAACAAGATGGTTATGTAACTCTTGAGCCTATCGTATTTGAGAACGGCACTCTTACTGTTCCGGACTGGAATGTCAACCTACAAAAGTTTTTGTTAATTCATCCTAAATACGATATCGAGTTCGTTGAGTTTGACCCCGACAAGGATGCTGCAGAGACCTATAATAAGATGAACACTGAGCTTGAGGCTCAATTTGCAATTCGCGAATTGAAAATCGATGAACTTGAAGCCATCGCTCGTGTTGCGCTAAAGGGTACTGGTGCTGATGTTAGTAATATGACGTCTTCAGAACTAAAAAGAGACATGCTTATTTGGGCTAAGAACAACCCAAATGAAGTACACGATTTACTGAATGACGAAAACATCAAACTAAGAAACTTGGCCGTTCGTGCTGTAGAGATGGGAATCTTGTATGTAAAAGATGACCAGCGCACAGTTACTTGGGCAGAAGATAAAAGACAAAAGGTCATGACAGCGCCATATGGCGAAAACGTGTATAGCTCTTTAGCTTCATTCTTTAAAACAGATGACGGCTTGGATGTTATGCAAAAGATTATTAACTTGCTATAGTTATAATGGCTGGGTGTTTATACACCAATGGGTAAATTAGAGGGCGCAGATTGTGCCCTCTTTTTTTTGTATTTTTGTTTAAAATATATCCCATGATTAACAGTGTCAGAAATACAGTGATGTTCTTGCTTAACAAGGACAACAGAGGATATTTAGCCCCTTCAGAGTTTGATTATTTTGCTAAGCAAGCTCAATTAGAAATCTTTGAGCAATATTTTTATGATCTAAATCAATTTTCAAGGCTAGGATCTAATAATTCTGAATATGCTAATATTATAGATAATTTAAAAGAAAAAATTAGCTTATTTGAAGTTATTGAAAATATAATTACTGAAGACTTATATTATACACTTCCAGTAAATCTTTATAGAATTGGGTCTGTTATCAGCAATAATAAAGAAATTGCATATGTTAGTGAAAAAGAATTACAGGCACTAAACGCGTCTCCTCTAACCGCACCAACAGAAAACTATGCTGTTTATACCAAAAAAGGATCATTAATATATGTATATCCTTTTTTAAATTCTATAACATTAAACTATATAAAAACTCCAGCAACAGTAGAATGGGGATATATAGAAGTAGATAATAATGCTTTATACGATTCTTCTAATTCAACAAATATAGAACTTCATGAATCTGACGAAGCCAGCATGGTAATTAAAATACTTTCTTACGCTGGTCTTTCAATTAAACAACCGGATGTTACTCAAATTATTGAAGGCATTGATAATAAAAAAATAACTCAAGAAAAATCTTAATAAATGGCTCTTTTATCAAACAC